AGTAGGATTATTAATATCAGATAGAGGACGAAGTAGTAAGTTCATTTTTATTTAGCACTTTCTTCTTCTTTTTTCCTAGAAGTTTCTACTGATTTGTTGTTACCATTACCATTACCATTACCATTAGACTTAGATGGAGTCACTCCAAAAGTAGCTAAAGTTCCAGTAAAAACACTAGCGATAAAAGTTGGATCAATTTTTTGCTGTGGTATACCTGGAATAGAAACATAGTTAAGTGTTAATATAGCACCAGTCCATCCTAAAACAACAAGTCGCACTAGACTTGATATACCTTCTTCTCTCCAATCAAAATCATGATCATCTTCACCATCTTTTCTTTTTTTGGGAAGCATGGACTTTAATAGTGATTTCATATCTATTTATTTAATAAAGCCATTCTCTTTTAACCACTTATTAGTAAGTGGTGTTGGTTTATAATCAGTCCACATAGTGCCAGCAGCGCATGATTCAAGTGCTTTCATTGTCATGCCTTCGGTTCTACCTGCCCACGATGCTTCTGCCTCCCAGGGAACAGAGTGTTTAGGATAAGTTTTCTCTGTCATATTACGCCAAATCTTAGGCACATCCTCTTCTGGTTTGATGATAGCAATCATATTATTCTCAATGCTACCTGCCATACAGTCTTGTGCTGCGTGCCATCCTTCATGGCGCATGACTGACATAAGTGTTGATTGTCGATGCATAAAAGCATCATTCAGAAAAAAGTTATTAGAAACTGTATGATAAACACCACGATGCCCAACTGGAAAATATTTTTGATCTGCTAAAAAAACCATAACTCCGATCTTATCAAGGGATAGAAGCATTTGGTTAAGCTCATGCTCAATAGCAGAATAAATAGAATCAGGATAAGCAGATTTAATATCTTCGATACTTCGGATTCGTCTAACATTGTCGGTGCATTCTTGTAGTAACATGCAACCCATGGAACCCATAGTATTGAATTCTTTAAACCCATTTTCTTTTGCTAATGCTGCTTGAGATGTTGCTGCTAATCCCGCTAAAAGAATAGAGAATACTTTATTCATAGTGATAAAATCATTTATTAGTATTTATCACACATAAATCATCTTTTTAGTATAATCGTAGGCGTATTGCTCACGATACCCTTTAATACCCCATCCTAACCAATAGTAGGCAGGAACCATGTACTGAGAGACAGTTTGCCCACTGCCCTCAAACTCGGGCAGGTGACGTTGAAAGACTGATTCGTTAATCATATAGCGAGTCTGCCCTTCAAGACTGCTCGGGTCGCAGTCATACTTATTACAGAACTTTCCAAGGTTATTATAACGATTTATGCTGGTCCATTGAATCAGTCCGTAACCACCGCTATAACAACGGTCGTAAGGAACTCTATCCCCTCCCTCACATATGTTGGGAATGAACTTGCTTTCCTGTTTAATGTTACCCATGATCGTTGCAAGAGCATTACGATCTGAGATCTTGGTGTGTTCTTGGAGTTGTTCGAGGACATACTGTTCGTTGGGGGAGCAAGTGGGGCAAGTCCAAGTCTTGTTGTCCACCTCAAGAGCGATTGCCTTGTCTTTGTTGACGCTGACATCAACAGTGGGGGGAGCGTCAATCTGACTGATGCTCGGGTAAGCACCAGCAGAACTCGTAAGTCCCAAACTCAAAAATATTAGAACTCGTTTTAACATATAAAAAAATAGGAGACCATTGGGTCTCCTTATAGTAACGTATTTTATTTAGGTTGTCAAGGGGTGTAGACAGAAGCAGGAACCATCATTCCTCCTTGATGATCATCGTCATCGTCAATATCTTCCGAAAATACAGCATGAATTATAAAAGCACCCAACATAAAGGTTGCTAATAACATCATTTTATTTCTCCATATATTACGCAACTACTTTTAATTATTTATAAAAATAAGTAGTTGCTTATTAAATCTACCAAATACCAGGAATTAAATCTCCGGTAAGGGTATAAGTTCCGACAGCAATCACGAAACCGAGCATTGCCAGACGGGAGTTGAGGATCTCTGCCTCAGGGGTGAATCCGAATTTCATTGGTTTTTCTCCAGTGTAGTGTTTGTGATGATGATCTTTTGACCATCGTGAGTAAATTGTAACTCATCGTCAGGATGCCATAGAAGTTCTTCATACATGTCATCCAGCTTTTGCATATCTTCGCGTAGTTGATTGGGGTTAGGCATATTTTTCTACAGCAGATCTAATGTTTTGCGTGATTCCCATACCCCCAACATATTGTACAAGTTTATTACCTTCACTGTCAGTAATAACTAATACAGGTGTTGCAGTCACACCATATTTTTTAACAAGATCTAGATTTTCTTGTGGAATAGGAATATCAGTAAAATCTTCCAAATCAATTTTTTCAATCATACTAGTATCTACTTTAATGTTATTAAAGTATTTCTCAACTAAAGCACAAGGTCCGCAAGATTTTTTGGAAAAAAGATAAAACTTGTTCATCATTAAATATTTTCTTCCTGTTCAGTCAGAACGGTAACATCACTAGTGGGATATGCAACACAGAGAAGTGTAAATCCTTGCTCTAGTTGTTCATCATCAAGAAAAGTTTGGTCACTATTATCTACAGAACCAGAGATAACTTTACCAGCACAGGCAGAACAAGCACCAGCACGGCAGGAAGAAGGAAGGTCTACACCTGCTTCTTCAGCAGCATCAAGGATGTACTGATCATCTTCACATTGAATAACACTTTCGGTGCCATCAGGTGTACGAAGAGTAATATTAAAATCCATTAGTAAGTTTCGGATAGTTTTTCTACAGAGTATGCCAACAATACAAAGAAGGCAATGCTAGTTATTGTAAACAAAATTGAAGTCATTGTCAATATTCAAAAGATACCGAAGAAGAACTTACCATTAATGGCATATGCAACGAATCCCATAATGAGACCCATCATAGCCCAGCGTCCATTATACATCTCCTTCTGTTGCCAGGGAGAGGAAAGACCCTTCTTATTGTAGTTTTCAACTACCATTTGAGGTTCGACAGCCCACATATTTTGTTGACCGTGCTCGTTAGTTGTAACAGTCATGATACGTTTTGTAATGAATCTTTACATATTATATAGTAAGAAGGGGGGCGTTGTCAATCCCCCCCGTCTCATTATTATCAGTAATCACTTACATAACTGGCACATATGTCCTTGTTCTTCTTACAGAACTGACGAACATAGGAGTCAGCATCTTGTTCCATAGTATGGTGAGCATGGTTATGAACGATACCCACCGCAATAAAAAATCCAACCAGTAACAAGTTAATCTGTGTTACTGGATGGAAGATTACCTTTAAGTATTTCATGGTTTAAGGGGACCGAAGTCCCCCTAGGAAGGATCAGAAGCTGTACGTCACACCTGCCTTAGCACCGTATCCACGGTCGATGTCGCTATCGCCGGAACCAACGAACGAGACTTCACCATAGAAACCAAGTTGCTCGGTAGCAGCGAAACCAAGACCTGCCTTACCAGAAGGAACAGTGTCAGCATCACCACCGTCAGGAGTCACTAGGGTAGCACCACCTTGGACGTAGTAGGAAGTACGCTCGCCAAGAGCACCTTCGTAACCGATGTGGAGATCAGTCGCGGCACCATTATAGTCCGAACCGGTCCAACCAGCATTGGTTTCGACGTTTACATAAGGACCAGCGACAGCAGCGCCAGCGAACAGGGGAGCAGCAGCAAGGGCTGCGAAAGCGGATTTGATCATGTTTATACCTCTTAGATTTTTGCTTGTGGAATGGTTACCCACAGATGACAAAAGACTCGACGTGCCTTCGTTTGTTACAGTTCGTGAAGCAAGTGCTCTACGAATGTTTATTTATAATACTTGATATTTTGAACCTTGTCAACCCCCTTACAGGATCCCAAAAGGAAGGTTGCTGAGTCCTTTAAGAGCAGATCCACCTGAAGTGGGTGGTCTCATTGGCAAGTTTGCTTTCTCTCTCTTTTCAGCTTTAAGTTCTAGCTCATAGATTCTTTCTTCCATAACTTCAATAGAAGCATGTAGATTTGTTAGATACTCAATCAAGTCTTCCTTATTTTCTACAACTTGTTTAATATCTTCTCTAAGTTCTTTTTCCTTTTTCTCAACATCAAGTTGATCTGGATCTAAAGCTCCACTTTTTGCCATGTAGTAGTCGGCAATCTCTTGACTATTATCAAGATCAATACCTTCTAACTTGGGCGAAACTTCTTCATTTTCTTGTTCTGGATATTCATCCTCAGCATATTTAATACTGTGGATTACTTCAGTGCGTCTTGGTTCTTCTGTCATCAGATCTCTGGGTAATCAAACAACATTTCTTTGATGTATTTATCGGCAAACTCTTCACCAAAAATACTCCTCAATACAGCTCTGGTCTTAGTATTTTGCCTCTGCTTATCACAATAATACTTATGACCTTCGTAGTTTTCTTTAATATTTTCTGAAATAGGTTTAGTATTATATGCAATAGCACAATGATAGTTTAAATATGTGAATGCAGTATTAATAAACTTCTGATATTCATCCTCGTTTGGACTCACAAAAACGCAGTACTCAGAAAATACATCTCCCCAGTCAGGCATCTTTTTATCTTTTTCAAACTCTGTATCGAGGATGTTTAAGATTTCATATTGCTGTGGCAAAGACCTGTCTGGTCTAATAGAGCTAATATCTACGATTGCTGCACCAACTGCTTTTTCTGATGCAACAATATCTGCACCATAAATGGGAATATCATATTGATATCTTGGGTACATATTAGTGTGAAGAATATCAAGACCCGATTTCATTTGAGCGACTTCCAAATGAATCTTTCTAAACTTTTCAGTCTCCCACACATAGTTTTCAACATAAACTTCTTCTTCGTCACCAGAAGACATCTCAATGAGTTTAAACTCATCAGCAATCTCTACTTCTTGAAGATCAAAATTCTCTTGCCAACTATCCAGAATAGAATCTGCTAGTCCTTGAATAAGTGGATGTAAGTCTCTCATAATAGTCCCATATACTTTTCAGGTGGTGTACTGAGAACATAAAGTTCTCTTACTTTTGGAAGTTCTTCCTTAGTCAAATCAATACCATTGTCCCAAACATATCCCATTAAAAACATTTGTTTATTTATCGAATGATCAAACTGTTCTGTGTAGATATTGCCCCACATATAGTCATCATGATAGTCAGTAACCTCTACATATAATGTTCCAACTAAATCATCTTTTATGAAATGACGAAGTTTATTCATAGCATTATATGCATAAAACTTTGTCTCTCGATCAGTAGACTTTGGGTCTGGAGAATCTATTCCAGACAAATATATAACTTTCTTGAGATAGACTCCCATACCCAAATCTATAACTGCTTCAAATGAAGATCCATCAAATACCTCAAGAACTCTGCTTATTTGGTATTTGTACATTTAAGTTTTTAATCGGTAAACATATACTTAACAACATTAACGGTTTTATCTGATACAGTCTTCATCTCATTAACTACTTCTGGATCGATGAGATCAGGATGATACCACCAATCCTCAAAAGGACTGTTATCGTTTGGAGAAACATTAGCGACTAACATTTCATATCCCATTAACTTAAGATATCTCCTAGACTTATCACGATAAGATCTAGTCATATCAACATAATGATCATGTTCATATGTAATAATACTAAACCTATACTTCTCGAATGGCATTGCTAACAAGCATTCAAAAGTAGTCCTAGAGGGTTCAACATCTAGTTGAAGATAATCAAAATCAGTTCCTTTATCAAAGTTATCAAGCAACTTCAAATAATCGATAGTTGTTGCATCTTTGCAAATGATCTGATTTTTGCGCTCTCTTGAAAACTGAGCGCACAAATCAGGAAGAATCTCAATAGAAATACCATCCCATTCATATTTAGTCTCAAGAAGAGCAGTGTTATTTTGATAGAAAGGTTGCTGAGCACCTATTTCAAGATAAAGTCCATTAGTTTTACCTTGAGTTGCAGCAAGAATAAACATGTCCTGGAATGCTTGAGAATGATTTTTTTCAATCGTTTCTGATCCAGGGAACTTAAACCTCAATCTATCATGCTTTCTCTTCTGATACTTAATCACTTCATCTGGGATATGTCCAGATCCCATTCTCATTAGATTGTTAGCAACCATGTCATAGTGGCGATCATCCATTTCATAGTTGTTCTTCATGTCTTGAAGAAGCGTTCTGGACTCATCACCTTTACCCCACCACCAAGCAGCAAGTTGCTTCTCAAAAAGAAGACCATACTTACCAGGATATTCCACATCAGTCTTCAATGGTTTACAATCAAAATCACAGAAGTCTATTGCCCATTGAGAAAAGATATAGCAATCTTGCCACCATTGACGTTTCTCAGCAAACCTCGCTAGAAGGTAATACGCTTCAGGTCTTTTAGGACGAATACAAAGTGCTTGCTGAAGAAGTCCTTTTGCTGTTTGATCTCTCGTCCCTTGCCTGTCATAGGCATTGGAAGCATGGATCAATGCTTCATAAGCAAGATCAAGATCATCTGTACGCTCAGCACATCTCAGGAAGAATGATAGTGCTGGAGCATTATGTCTGTAATGCTCGTACCACATACCAATGTTAAAGTTCTTCACTGGGTTCTCAGTATCTAATGCATACTCTAAAAGTAAATCATTTAGATTTGCATTAGAAGCATCCGTCAATAATAGATCTTTCTTTACAACAAACTCAGAAGCAACTCTTAATTCTTCTTCTACTTGTTGCTCTTTAACTTCAAATGATTTTCCCATAAGTTCCTCAACTGTTCTATTAGAACCATTATCTTTCCACCAGTTTATAACATAGTCGTGGGTATAATAGTGATTACGTTTCTGACCATATTTTACATCTCCATCTCCACCTTCAAAGGTAGAAGTAAAACGAACATCCTCTACAAACATTGAAATAGTATAAACTTTTCCAGCATTGGTATAAAGAATATTTTCAATAAGTGGTTGAACTCCATTATCTAGTTGAAGATGATATGTGCCGTCAACGATATAAGTATCTATAATATATTTTGCATAGTCTCTTTTAATAATATATGCAGTAACTGACCAATCATCCCAGTACCTGTCTCGGATTTTAATATCTTCAAAATCACCACGAATAGGAAGCATTTGAACACATCCCCAATCTTCTGGAAGTGCATCAACAAACTGTTTCCAAGTGAAGTTCCAGTAATCAACAGTATCAAGACTCAGATCATCTTCACAAAAGAAACCATACTCTTCCTCAGTTTCATAATACCAGTTTAAAATAGATTTTAAATGGGAAACACAACACCCTTTCGTACCATCATTTAATGTGTGAACATACTCACCCGTAACTACATCATCACACTCTGCAAATCTTTTTGAGATCAATGGTCTAATGTTTGTAACTCCATGATCTTTGAGAGATTGATCAAGTTTCTTACGTCGTTCTACACTTTCTTCTAAACTAACATAAGAAACACTACTTAGTTCTAATAACTTTTTCATTTTTTCTTTTCTAGTAGCAACATAGTTTTGGTCATCAATGTTCATCACATCCCATTCATATATCCTATCAATATAATAGTAATCTAAATCAGAAAATCTTTTCTCATTTTCTTCTACATTCATTTTTGCTAGAAGATATTCAAGATTCCAACGATCAGAGTCACTTGTATCAGGATTAGCAATCTTTCTTTTTACATTTTCAATATTGCTATCGTCAGAATCTTCACCATACCCCTCAAAGTTTTCGTATCTTTTCTTATCTGGATGTGGCAAATGAATAATATTATAGTTTTGAGTTAGTTTTTTGCACTCTAGACCCATCATAGTAAGTCTTTTAGTCATTTGATCATCTTCATAGGCATAATACTTACCCATGCGTTCATCATATCCACCAACTTTCCAAAAGTTTTCTCTAGTCACAAAACATAGTCCAGTCAAATATTTAAACAAAGGACTATAGGTATGAGAATATTTCATCAACTCCCCAACATCCATGTTATGGAAGTTAATCGCATATCCTTTTAGATTCCCATCCCAATACTCATGATTACACACATAATCATCTTGTCCACATAGGAAAGAGTTTTCATCAACTTTATAAAACTGAAAAAAATCAAAGTAAGGATTAATAATATAATCAGTATCTACTTTAATAATATAATCTCCAGTAGCAATACTGGCAGCAAGATTTAATGGTTGAGGTTGGTTAAAATACTTTTCATCATTGACTCGTATAACTTTTATTCTTTTATCCAGTTTTGTAAGATGACTGATTGGTTCATCAGAACTCCAATCAACCACAATAATCTCTTTTATTTCATAAAAAGATAACCAAGAGTTTAAAGAAACTCTCAGTGCATTATAGCGATTTTTACATGCACAAATTAAAGAAACATTCATATTGAAATCCAATGTGGTAATCTTAATCCATCAGAATCGATGTAATCGCAGTATGGCAAAAACCACTGCTTAGGTGAAATAGTTTTTTTACTTTTTGCTAACCAAGAACCCCACCAACTAAAAGAGCTGTTGGCAATAATATGATAATCACATTTAGACATTAAGCACATATCAACATAAGTGTTATTAGTTTTTATTATAATAAACCTATCGTCTTGGAATATTTTTTGCTCTTTACACCACTCAGTATCGTCAGAAAATACTAGAACTGGTAAAGATTTGTCGAAAAAACTTAATGCTTCCTCATAATAATTTATATCCAAACTATTGAGGACATGTGAGTTAACGTAGTCAGTCCTCCTTACATGCATCGAGATTACTTCAGTATCAGAAAACATCTGAGAAAAATACTGTTCTGATATATCAAAATATTTTTTTCTGAATACAAACTTGTTTCTTAGTTTATCTTCGACATGAGAAAAATATTTATGATTTTGAAAAAAACCTAAGATACTTTTATTGTCATGATTAGTATTTAAAAACTCTTGATCAAAATGTGTTGATAAGAACTTTGCATTCTCTTCTTCTGAAGGAATGTAAATAACATGCCCATCAACCACAACATTAGAATTTAGTTTATTTGGACAATGAAACTCTTTATTATAAAATGAAAATATTTTTGTGTCAATATCAAAGCATTCATAGAGTTGTATATTTTTTCTTGCTAAAGCATAATCTAAACCATATTTATCTGCTATGCCTACCAAGGCAGAGTATTGGAACATTTGATTTCCAAGTCTTCCAATAAATCCTATATGTGGAAATGTAATCATAGTTCCAATATCTTATGCATATATTCTCTAGTCAGTTTCATATTATAATCCAACTCTTGTACAAAATAGTTTCCTGGTCTTATTCTGTGATGATGATAAAACCCATCAACGATAGTGAATGTGTTTTTATATCTCAACCAACAATAAGAAAATAGTAAAACATCAGCACCTTTTGGGTCTTTAAACTTTTTACCTCCTCTCCTTAAACTTTGAACAGCACTTTTTTGAGAATCAATATAGCTATTTTTATTTACAATAAAGTTACCAGTATTTAATAACCAATCAATATAGTTAGTGCTTTCTTGAATATTTTTCTTTGCTACTGAAAGATCTATAAAGTTATCTCTATAGTCAAAGTTAACAATATTTCCACCAGTCATATGAAGTTGTTTCACATGATAACACGTATCTTCTTTTGAAAAATCTATATTTCTTACGACATCCAATACTGATTTATCAAACCAGTTATCGCTATCTATAAGATAAACCCAATCATTTTTACATTTTGATACGGCAAGATATTTATTAATATATGCTTTTTCATTTTTAGAACCACGATACAACTTTATTTTATTAGTATCAATATTTGAAATCGTTTCAATAAGATTATAATATTCTACTTCAGAAGATTTATCATCGTGAATAATAATCTCAGATATAATATCGCTATCAATGGCAGGTTTAATACAATCCCAAAGATATTGAGAACTATTATAAGTTGGTATTGCTAATGATATTGTCATTTTAAACAAAGATTGTGTTTATATGATCACGATATACTTCAGTATATACCACACTGTTTATGTATTCCCTCAACTTTCGACATGACGTTATCAGTTTTATATTATCTTGAAAATAAGAATGATCATCAACAAGTTCAATGATCATCATCTTTGGTTTCCACAAATCAAGTCTAAAAGAGTTAAAAACATCTTCCTCTCTTCCTTCAACATCAACAACTAACAAATCAAAGTTTTTAGGAACATCTGCCATTTGCATATAAGTATCCAATCTTACTTGTTTACATTCTGATTCTGTAAACTGAGGATAACCAAATAGATGCATTGAAGAAACAATATCAGCTTGTTCTTTATCTAAAGTTGAGACTATTCCAGAACAATAAACTGGTTTATATCCAACTTCTGTTCCAATAGCATAGTTAGATACTTTAATCTTTTTGTTATTTTTGTGCCTGTTAACACACTGATTAAAGTGCTCTTTTACAGGTTCAATATAAAACCCTTTCCATCCAGCATCAGCAAGACAAGATGTGTTGGATACAGATTCACCATCAAAAGCACCAACTTCTACAAAGGTTCCTTTTTTTGATCCAAAATATTTTAGATAAATCTGATCAAGATCAGGTATCTGACAAGTAGGAGATAAGTTATAGATCATAATACTCTTTATGTGTCCACAGTTGTTCTCTACCAGAAGTTAAAACTTCTTCGTAACCACAATATTTTAACGATCTTGCGACTTCATGTGCAGGGGGAATATTTTTATCTGGAAGTCCATACTCAAACTGAACATATTTAATATTATGTCTCATTAAAAGATCTTTAGCTCCTTGAATGATTTTTAACTCAGCACCTTCGGCATCTATTTTTAAATAATCAATATGATCTAAAGATAGTTCTTTACATAAAGTATCAAGTGTTTTGCATTCTACTTTTTCGGTATGTAATGATTCTCCCAAAAAATCATCTTGCATATAAAAACTTGATAAGACGTGACGATCTCCAGGATAAAAAATAAACTCATGTCCATTTTTATTTGAAAGAGCAAGTTTTATTAACTCAACCCTTTCATCATCTCTCCATCTATTTTCAAACTCTTGCCAATGCAAAGGTTCTACAGCATAGCATTTAGCGTCTTGAAATCTATCTAGAAATAATAAAGTAAAATCATCATTCCAGTTTTCAATCCATACTGCATTATCTTCTTCTACAATTTTATTAATGTTACATCCAATATCAAATACAATAGGATTAGATGGAAGATATGGAACTGTTTCAATACATTTACGATAATCAAAACTCATATCACATAAATGCTCCTTTCTTTACATACCAAATGTGAACTGGACCATCAATACCAACAAGTTGATCTTCATCATAATGATTTTTTAGGAAGGAAGTAATATTTCCAAATGAAGGGTGATTCCAATCATGACCCATGATATATCCACCATCACGAACTTTTGTTTCCCAATACTTTAGATCATTTTCAAGATCAAAATGATCGCCGTCAATAAAAATAAAATCTAAACTTTCATTCTTAAACTTCTTTGCTGCTGCTTCAGATGTCATACGAGCAATTTTTCCTCTAGTTCCATACGGCTTAAGCATAGCAACAACGTGCTGATATAAACCCTCAAAGGATACAAAGTCATTTTTTATATTTACATCACCAACATTCCACCTTTTTTCAGAATAAGTATCTACTCCCCAAAGTTTAGTCAGTTTTGTTTCTTCGAGAAGAAGTTTCATATTAGATCCAAAAGCAACTCCAATCTCAACACCTGTTGAAATATCATCACTTCTTTCATTAATAAAATCTTTTAACCATTGATGGGATTCATCCCAATACTGATGATACTTGTAAAGGTTTTCTAGATTAATATCTACTGTAGTAGTCGTAGTTGTTGCCATTGTAATCATTTCTCCTGTTTTGTATAAAGGGCATCACCCCAATCATGATCTTGCCACCAGTTAGTTTCAGTTCTTTCAAATGAATACTGTAACAAAAACTTATCGATGTCTTCTATATATGCGTTGTTCTCATATATCTCTGCACGATTAACTTCACAGTAAACATAATCAATATGATTTAAAGTGTTTTTAGCACCTTTTAGAACCTCAAGTTCATATCCCTGTACATCCATATTTAAAAAGTTATACTTTGTAAAGTTATAATCATCTAATAACTTTACTTCAATAGTTTCAGTTTCATTAAATGTAATGTCTGGATATAAATTGAGATGTTCTTTAGGTTTGAGAATAGAACTACTCTCACACATATTACTGCTTAGATACATATCAACTGTTTTATGTTCACTACCTAAAGCAACTTGATACCCTAAAATATTTGCATCGTAGTTTGCTGCATGTTTAGCAACAATATCAAAGTTTCTTTCTACTGGTTCAAACAAGACAATATTTTTAATTCCATTATTGATATATAAAGGAATCTCTTCTCCATGATGAGCCCCTACGTGAATAACTCCATTAATATTCATATCATACTTTGTAGTAATATTATTAAATGTTAGAATCATGTTTCACTATAGATAAACTTTTTGACATAATCAATATTCACTCTTAAAAGATAAGCAGAGTTATCTTGGAATCCAAATGTAATCAAATAATCATCACCATATTCACACATACCAACAGCAAACTCAATCTCTGCTTCCATAAAAGAAAACTGTTTAGACACTGTTTCAATCTGCCAGTTCTTATCCCAAACAATAAATCTATGTCTATAGATACCATCTTTACGATCTTGTTCACTTTTGGTTAAGTATGTTTCATGGCAAAGTGTAATATGTTTACCGTCACCAAAAGGAAGAACCTGAGATCCTCCTCTTAGATCAATACAACCAATATCTTTCCAATCAGTAATAACTACTGTCTCAGTTGTATTGGTTTCAATATCATATCTTACAACTTCTGTGCCATTAGTCCACTTAACAAAATGCCATGGCATATCAACAATAGGCATCCAGTTCTTTTCACAATAAGATTGCCTATTACCTGGTGTAGGAATACGATATTGAGCAATCTCTTTCACATAATCAGGACCAATCTCAATCTCAGATAGTTCCATTCTACCAGTACCAACAGTGTCTAGATCTCTTCTGACACCACACATAAAAAGTCTTCCATCCCAACGGAAAATCCTGGAATCTTCAAGACCTACAAAATCCCAAAGCTCTTTATCGGGGAAGTCTGATGTATCAATATGTCTTTGCCATACTGGATTCATATTAGAATCATACTCACACAGAATATTCTTTGTGCGAAGCTTCCAATCATTTTCTGGATGAATATAAACTAAAGGACCCCATGGATGTTCATAGGTCTTCTTCTCAGAATGATATAATGTATAGTTAATATTTCTTAGATTTACTAGAATCTTATCCCCATCCAAATAAATCGAAGGATTTGTTAGAGAAGGTCCTTTAAGAATAGAAGAATCTGTTACCAGTGGATGAATACTACCTCCATTCTCAATACACTCTTTCACAAAATTCATACTATGTGATGATTCATGCAATGGTCTGTTCATATTATTTCAATAATAACAAAGTATCTATAAGATTTTTAAAGGTCTTAAATTAATCCCAATCAAACCTGACAAAGGTATTATATCAATATCTGATTACTATGTCAATATCAAAAGAAAATAAGATTAAGTGAAGTGTCTAAATTAACACTTTACTTATTTTCAAGATTACTAACTCTATTCTCCAATACTTTTATGTAATTGTGGTCTTCAACAAGAGCATTAATTAGGAATGGAATTAATCCAGAATAATTTACAGTTTTATTATTTCCATTATTATTAACTAGTTCTGGAATAATGTTTTCCAATTCTTGTGCTATAACACCATAACTTACATTTCCATTATCTTTCCAAGTAAATCTTATTGATGAAATTTTTTCTAATTTGTCAATACTATTACTCAGATAACTGATATTTTCTTTTAACTGTATATCGGATGTAGAATTAAAATCAGTTGCTGACAGTTGACCAGTACTTGGATTGAATTGGAGTTTTGTTGAAGAAACATATTCTGTTGATACTGTCCCAGAAGTCTGGTTTACAAACGTAGGATATCTTGTGGCATTTGTTGTTGTGTCATTAGTAATTGAAATTTCAGTTCCCGATTTACCTTGAACACCCTGAGATGATTGTGTACCTTGAACGCCTTGAGTACCTTGGAGACCCTGGTTTCCTTGAACACCTTGATTACTTAAACCTTGGAGACCCTGATTACCTTGGAGACCTTGAGTACCTTGAGTTGCTTGTGTACCTTGAGTACCTTGGCGTCCTTGTAATCCCTGGTTACCCTGGTTACCTTGGTTACCCTGGTTACCTTGGCGGCCTTGTGTACCTTGAGTTGCTTGAGTACCTTGAGTACCTTGGTTACCTTGGTTACCTTGGTTACCTTGAGTTGCTTGTGTACCTTGGTTACCCTGAACGCCTTGGTTACTTCTACCTTGGTTACCTTGGTTACCTTGAGTTGCTTGTGTACCTTGGTTACCCTGAACGCCTTGGTTACTTCTACCTTGGTTTCCTTGATTACCTTGATTACCTTGGCGTCCTTGGTTACCTTGAAGACCTTGGTTTCCTTGGTTTCCTTGGTTACCCTGAGTTCCTTGGTTACCCTGGTTACCCTGGCGTCCCTGACGACCCTGGTTTCCTTGGTTGCCCTGTAGACCTTGGTTTCCTTGATTACCTTGATTACCTTGGCGTCCTTGGTTACCTTGAAGACCTTGGTTACCTTGATTACCTTGATTGCCTTGATTACCTTGATTACCTTGGCGTCCTTGGTTACCTTGAAGACCTTGGTTACCTTGATTACCTTGATTGCCTTGATTACCTTGGTTACCTTGGCGTCCTTGGTTACCTTGGAGACCTTGATTACCCTGATTACCTTGGTTACCCTGGTTACCTTGATTACCTTGGTTACCCTGGTTGCCTTGGTTGCCTTGAAGACCTTGGACACCAGATCTTGTAAATGCTAATGTTACTTCTTCACTTACTGATGGCGAAGCACCTGCAAGATAGTTGACTGGAATGGTATAGTAAGAACCATTATCAGTTATATTTCCATCAACTTCAAAAATAACAACAGTATTATCTGAAGATAGAGCTGAGATTATGTAAATATAACCCCTGTTTAATCCACCAGTTAATGTAGTATCATCCCAACTTGCAATCCATCCCGATTGATTATTGCTTAAAGCGTCAATATCATTAACTGTAATAGAAGTTACAGAAGATGCTGTGGCATTATTAAATCTAATCTGACCAGAAGATGGTGCTCCAGTTCCTCCATATGCATAAGGAACTCCACCACGGTTACCGATGTTACCCTGGTTACCCTGGTTACCTTGGTTACCTTGGTTACCTTGGTTACCTTGGTTACCTTGAAGACCTTGGTTACCTTGATTACCTTGATTTCCTTGGTTTCCTTGGTTACCCTGGTTACCCTGTAGACCTTGGTTTCCTTGGTTGCCCTGATTACCTTGATTACCCTGGTTTCCTTGGAGACCTTGATTACCCTGGTTACCTTGGAGACCTTGATTACCTTGGTTTCCTTGGAGACCTTGATTACCTTGGTTTCCTTGATTGCCTTGGAGACCTTGGTTTCCTTGATTGCCTTGGAGACCTTGATTACCTTGGTTACCTTGGTTACCTTGAAGACCTTGGACACCAGATCTTGTGAATGCTAAAGTAACTTCTTCACTTACTGATGGTGTAGATCCACTAATGGGATTAACTGGGATAGTATAATATGTACCATTATTTGTTGCAGAACCATCAACTTCAAAAATATTAACGGTATTATCGGATGAAAGTGCCGAAATAACGTAAATATAACCTCTATTTAATCCACCAGTTAACGCTGTATCATCCCAACTTGCAATCCAGTTTGATTGATCATTACTTAACTGATCAATATCATGGACTTGAATCGCAGTGATGCTAGCAAATGTAGAGTTATTATATCTGATCTGTCCACTAGAAGGAGCTCCAGTTCCACTATAAGTATAAGGAACTCCACCACGGTTACCAATATTACCTTGGTTACCTTGGAGACCCTGGTTTCCTTGGTTACCTTGGTTTCCTTGATTACCTTGATTTCCTTGGTTACCCTGTAGACCTTGGTTACCTTGGTTGCCCTGATTTCCTTGGTTTCCTTGGTTGCCCTGATTTCCTTGATTACCTTGAAGACCCTGAAGTCCTTGATTACCTTGATTACCTTGGTTACCCTGATTACCTTGGTTACCTTGATTACCTTGAAGACCCTGAAGTCCTTGGTTACCTTGGTTACCCTGTAGACCTTGATTGCCCTGGTTGCCTTGGTTTCCTTGATTACCTTGATTTCCTTGGTTACCTTGGAGACCTTGGTTACCTTGATTACCCTGGTTGCCTTGGTTTCCTTGATTGCCTTGGTTTCCTTGGTTTCCTTGGAGACCCTGAACACCCTGAACACCAGATCTTGTAAATGTTAAAGTAACTTCTTCACTTGCAGTAGGAGTACTACCAGATAAGTAGTTGACAGGAATAGAATAATATGAACCGTTATCAGTTATATTTCCATCAACTTCAAGGATTGTTACAGTATTGTCAGAAGATAGTGCAGAAATAATATAAATGTAACCTCTATTCAGACCACCATTTAATGTAGTATCATCCCAACTTGTAATCCAGTTTGATTGATTGTTACCAAGATCATCAATATCGTTAACATAAACTACTGTAGGATTGGATCCATTGTTGAATCTAATCTCACCAGATGTTCCCGATGATGTTCCCGTACCAGCATAGGTATAAGGAACTCCACCACGGTTACCAATGTTTCCTTGTAGACCTTGGTTGCCCTGATTACCTTGGTTACCCTGGTTGCCCTGGTTTCCTTGATTACCTTGGCGTCCTTGGTTACCCTGTAGACCTTGGTTGCCCTGATTACCTTGGTTACCTTGATTACCTTGGCGTCCTTGGTTACCTTGGCGTCCTTGGTTACCCTGTAGACCTTGGTTGCCCTGGTTGCCCTGGTTACCTTGATTGCCCTGGTTGCCTTGATTACCTTGGCGTCCTTGGTTGCCCTGTAGACCTTGGTTTCCTTGGTTGCCCTGGTTTCCTTGGTTTCCTTGGTTGCCCTGGTTTCCTTGGTTACCTTGCAGACCCTGGACACCTTGAACACCAGATCTTGTGAACGCTAAGGTAAGTTCTGTTCCATTTGAGGGAACAGTACCACTAATAGGATTGACTGGGATGGTCCAATATGTTCCATTATTTGTCGCAGTACCATCAACTTCAAAGATATTAACCGTATTTGCATCAGATGAAGCGGAGATTAGATAGATATAACCCCTATTCAATCCGCCAGTTAATGCTGTATCATCCCAACTTGAAATCCAGTTAGTTTGGTCATTACTTAACTGGTCAATATCATGAATTCTAAGTTGAGTAATAGAACTAAAAGTTGAACTGTTATAAGTGACTGTACCTGATCCAGGAACTCCTCCAGTCGATCCTTGGAAGTCATAAGGAACTCCACCACGGTTACCAATGTTTCCTTGCAGACCCTGAACACCTTGGTTACCTTGGTTTCCTTGGTTACCCTGGTTTCCTTGGTTACCCTGGTTTCCTTGGTTACCTTGAAGACCTTGGTTACCAACTGGTTGAATAACAACAAATACTCTGTCACCATCGGTAAATGTACCAGTCTGTGCAATCTTTGTGACAGTAAAGTATCTCCAAGTACCTTGATCATTTCTATAAGATTCAACGGAGAAGACAATATAATCTAAGTTATTTGCTTCTCTTTGAACTGTAATAACCGATCTTGGGCTGTTATTTGAATAGTCAATAGAAGAAAGAATACCCTGCACATCAGTAGTTTCAATATCAATCTCACTGATTCTAAACTGTGTAAAGTTTGCTGTTGGTGCAGCGTTAAATCCAATATGACCATTTCCAGGATTAGTATTAGCCGTTGACGAGTTATATTCAAATACAGAACCTAGGGATCTTGCTGCAGAAATACCTTGTAAACCTTGGAGACCTTGGTTACCCTGATTACCCTGGTTGCCTTGGTTACCCTGGTTTCCTTGGTTACCCTGATTCCCTTGTAAACCCTGGTTGCCCTGGTTACCTTGGTTTCCTTGGTTACCCTGGTTTCCTTGGTTACCCTGATTCCCTTGTAAACCCTGGTTGCCCTGGTTACCTTGGTTGCCTTGATTACCTTGGCGTCCTTGGTTGCCCTGTAGACCTTGGTTTCCTTGGTTGCCCTGGTTGCCTTGATTTCCTTGGTTGCCTTGGTTACCCTGATTACCTTGATTGCCTTGTAGACCTTGTATTCCAGAAGCAACAAAGTTTAATGAAAGTTCTTCATTATTTGCTGGTAATGAACCAGATACATGACTGACTGGAATCTTATAATATCCAGAAGCAACTGTTACTGCACCAGTAATCTGGAATACATCA